AGCCTTCAGTACCAGCAGGCAACGCAGTGGCGTCGACCGATTCGCAAGTCGGCTGACATCATCGGCGCTGTCGCTGGCGACGTGCACATCGAGGGCGACATCGAGATGGAGGCGCTGGAGGATGTGATCCCACACTTCCTCTACGCCGCGCGTGTCTCGATCGTCAAGACGGGCACTAGCAACTACACCTACGTCGCTACGCCGACAGCGGCAGCCATTCCGATCCGCACGCTCAGCATCACCGTCGAGCGCAACGGAGCGGTGTTCGGCTACGTCGGATGTGTCGTGAGTTCGTTCACGTTCACCATCTCGGACGGCATGCTGATGTTCAACTGCAGCATCGTCGGCTCCGACGAGGCGTCGCAGGCCCTTCCGGTTCCGACGTTCACCACGACGGTTCCGTTCGGCGCGGGTCAGTACAACATCCAGATCCCGACCGCCACGCAGGTCTTCGACGTCGACACCTTCACGTGGGCGTGCGAGGACAACGCGGAGCCGCAGTACCGTCTGAAGGACACCGGCCGCGGTGCTCAGTTCATCAAGTACGGGGAGCGCAACCTCACGCTGACGTGTGAGCGCGACTTCATCACCAGGGCTGACTACGATGCCTTCAAGGCGTTGACATCCCAGGCGATCACGTTCACGGCTACCAAGTCGGTGAACAACAACATCTCGCTGGTCACGCCGGTCTCGATCAAGAACACGTACGAGGTCGGGTTGAGCGGTCAGGGCGATCTCGTTCGAGCGAGCATCGAGTACATGATGCCGATCGACGGCGCTGGCATCTCGTACACGCTGACCGTGAAGACTCAGGAGAGCGTAACCTGATGAACCTCGACGAGCTCATCTCCAACGGTGCCTTCTGGATGAAGTTCTGGTTGGCATCGATGGGGGTTGTGCTCGTCTGGGGAGTCGGTACGGTCGTCTGGTGGTCCAACAGCATCGTCAACCTGAACCTACTCTCGATCTTCGCACTCATCCTTGGCTGTGCTGCAGCGTTTCAAAGCAGCCTCGGAATGCGCAAGGCCGATCCCAAGGACAACTTCTAGCAGTCAGGAGTGCAGTGTGAACCCTTCGTCACTAGCAGGCATTATCACTGCCTCCGCAACTGTCATAACAGCGGTGGGCGGATTGGTACTTGCCTTGGGTGTGCTCATCCCAACACTCAGGAACTCACAGGTAGCCAAGCAGGCAGCAGTGAAGGCAGTCGAAGGGGTTCAAGAGGTTCACACGATGGTCAACCAGCAGCGAACCGATATGCAGAAGCGCGTGGAAGATCTCATCGCGGCTCTGCAGGCAGCTGGTGTCAGAATCCCAAAAGACCAAAGCTTAACAGAAGCTACAGACATTAAACAGACATAGATAGACTCTCAATAGACCAAAGGAATCGCTGTCCTCTAGGCCAACACACGTGTAACGTCTAAATAGAATCTAAGCTAAAAGTTCATCCATTGTTCAACGCGGCCCTGTGGGACTTCAGGTCCCTGAGCCGCTGCACACGTTCACATTCCTAGGCTGAGCTACGGAGGGTACAAATGCCTAGTGCTACAGTTTCAAAGATGACGGAGCGGAAAGATCTGGAGACGCTTCCTGGCCAGGACGGCAAGGAAGGTGGCTGGGTCGAACTGCGCCGTTTGTCTTATGGCGAGAAGCTCCAGAAGGACCAGGAAGCGATGAAGATGCGCTTCAACATGTCCAGCATGGGGGATGGCAGGGCGGAGACCAACCTCGACGCCGAGATCGCCATGATCAACGAGTACGCGACCATCGTCGAGATGAGTCGCTGCATCATGGACCACAACCTGACCGACGGTGAGGATGGTCCCAAGCTCGACTTCAACAAGCCTGACGACGTGCGCAAGCTCGATCCGAGGGTTGGTGAGGAGATCAACCAGCTCCTCCAAGAGCTCAACGACTTCGAGCGCAAGTCTAAGAAGTCGAAGGTGGATGCGAAGACGGGAAAATAATTCCAGGGCTCGCCTATGCGATCAAGGCGTCAGTCGTCATGAATCGCGACGCGGACCCAGAGACAGCCTTTGCGATCAACATGGTAAGGATGTGTCAAGCAATGCATTGCTTACCTGAGCAGGGCGGTCTCTTCGACCAGGACTCGTACTTCGTCTACCTTCTCGGGTTGGTTATGGAAGCCGATCATGAGAAGGCCGAGCTCGACAAGCGGCGAGGAAAGGCGTAGTCAATGGCCCTCGCAACGCGGAACCTGTACCTCGTCCTGAAAGCTCGGGATGAGGCGTCTCGTGTTGTTCGAGGATTCGGTCGAGAGCTAACACGTGCGAGTGCGCTGGCGCGGGCTGACAGTATGCGTAGTCAGGCCGCGCTAGCCGCTCAGCGTGCAGAGCAGCTCGAATTGATGGGCGCGTCTCGTGCTCAAGTTGCCGAACAGTATAACTTGTCGAAGGCTCTTAAGGAGCAGGCGACATCGCTTGAGAAGGCAAGACGGAATGCTGTCCGCTTTGCGAATGCTCTGCACACGGCTAGCTCCTCGATCATTACCATGGGTGGCGGTCTCGCTATCACTGGGGCCGCAGGTCTCGCATTCCTCGGCAGCTCGATCAAGGTAGCAGTCGACTACGAACAGCAAGTCCGTAAGACGGCAACACAGGTTGACAACTTCACAGCTTCGCTAGATGACTTGGCTCAGGTTGGTCTTAGGGTTGCGAAGAACATCGCTGTACCCTTTGAGGAGATCCAGCCAGCGCTGTACAACATCCTCTCCTCGACGAATGCGAACCTCGCGCAAGCAGAGATCCTTCTCACCGCCTTTGCCAAGACAGCTGTGGCTGGACAGGTTTCCCTTGAGGATGCAGCTCGCGGTACCATTCCTATCCTGAACGCTTTCAACATTCCGTTGGAAGACGTCAACAGGATCCTAGACATTCAGTTCCAGCTCGTTCGTAAGGGCGTTGGCACCTACGGCGAGTTCGCTTCAGTCCTCGGTCGAGTCGTTCCATCAGCGACGCGTGCTGGACAGAACTTCGAAGAGGTTGCAGCTGGTCTAGCGTATCTGACCCGAAACGGTCTGAGCGCTGCGATGGCTTCTTCGTCCTTCGCTCGTGCACTCGACGCTATCTCGAATCCTACCGCTGTCAACAACATGGAGCAGCTCGGCATCAAGGTTCGAGATGTCGGCGGCAACATGCTTCCGCTGGAACAGATCCTTTCAGGTCTGCGAGACAAGCTCAACGCTTTGCCGGCTGCTGACCGAGTCGCAGCCTTGGTTGAGGTCTTCAAGGGTGCTGGCGGTACGATCCAAGCTCGAAGGTTCCTCGACCAGGTTCTGCTTCGTCCAGGTGAGCTTGAGGAGTTCATCGGCTTCCTAGGCGACATGAAGGATTCGTCTGGAGCCTTCGAGAACGCGTACGAAGAGATGAGCAACTCGGTTGCAGCTCAAACCGAACTGCTTCGCAACAAGTGGAAGGTCCTCCAGGAGAGCGTCGGTCGCATAGCGACACCGATGTTCCTTGGACTAGTCAAGGTGCTACAGAAGGTCCTCGACTGGTTCAATGCTATGGATCCGTCCACTCAGAAGACGGTTGTCGTCATCATTGCATTGGCTAGCGCCTTCGGTGTGGTGGCAGGTCTTCTGCTAATCGTCCTCGGCTTGCTTGCCGGCGTCGTTGCTTCAGTAGTCATTGCGGGCTCGGCCTTCTTCATTATGGTCGGAGCGATCGCAGCTCTGGTCGTCGGACTAGGTGGGTTGGCTACAGGCTTTGCAGTCGCATGGGCTAAGAGCGAACAGTTCCGAGAGATCATCTCGAAGGTCATTGACGTTGTAAGACACTTGTGGCAGGACGTGATCGTTCCGTTCGCCGAGGACCTGAAGGCTTCGTTCGACAAGAACATCTTGCCTCCGCTGGAGAAGCTGCACGAGATCATTCGTGACAAGGTAATGCCGATCGTTCAGGCACTGCAGGACAAGTTCGGCGGAGAGTTCCTGAAGTCGGCAAAGGAAGTTGCGAACCTTATCAAGGAGGGCGTTAGCAAGGCGTTCGAGTTCCTTGGTTGGGTCATCACGCAGTTCATCGCTCCGGCGATTGAGAAGCTGACTCAGTACTACAACGACCACAAGGAGACCATCGACCAGGTTGTCGCTGCACTGGTTTGGCTTGGTAAGTGGTTGGCAATTATCGGGGCAGTTGTTGTAGGCGTGCTGCTGGTCGTGTTCTCCGGACCTATCATTGCAGCGTTCCTCACCTTCGTCGGCGGACTGATCGCCATCGGCATTGCCATCGTCTGGGTCATCGAGCAGATCAAGAAGATTGTCGAATGGTTCAAGCACTTCGGTGAGAACACCCAAGGTGCTCAGGACAAGCTTTCTGGTCTTAGGGAATGGCTAGGCAAGGTTGGCGACAAGTTCTCCACCCTTGGAAACTTGGTCAGAGCTGTATGGGACTTCATCGTCGCTTCGATCACACTCGGTATCACAGCAGTCCAGTTCGTTGTCCTTTGGGGCTTGAAGATCCTTCAGGACTCCTGGGACACCGTATGGAACAGCTTCGTTACGGTAATCCAGTATATCTGGGGGT